TTTTTTTTGACTTATTCTAAATAAGGGCTACCGTACCCGCATTTTAGTACCTGGTATTTTTAGGCTTTCGTATTAAGAGGTACCCTGAACACAAACCCCGCATTTACTGCCACAACTTTTTAGGATCCTATCTTAAAGGCATTGCCTAGAAAAGCCTTGAGCATACTACACAAAAACCTTCCTACACACACGTTAAGGACATACCAAGACACAACACACAAAAAAGCCAGAGACCTAACATCCCTGGCATTCATCCTATAAAAGGGTATCTAATATCTCCTTAATCTTATTCTTCCCAATAAGCCTTCTACCATTCCTTATCTCTATGGTGAAGGTATTCTTTGCTTTTTCATCTATATTGCTCATGATACTAATCCATATAAGAATACTATAAACCAAACTACTAAGATAAATATATAGGGGATTGCATACTTCTTAAATGGGTATCTCTCTATCCCATCATGGAGGGCATATATAAATACTATGGGCCATAGTAACATCATTAATGCTACTCCCAGTAACTTAAACCAAGTAAAGCCAAGTAATACTAGAGCATCAAAATTCATTGAGCTACCCTTATAATTACCATGATTATCGAAATGATAGTAGTTCTTAGGTTTTAATACTTGCTCAGCCCCTAGGTAGGGTGGTAGGTCCTTTTTAATGAACCTACCTTTGCTATCTCTTGCCCTTTCTCTTAGGAGTTTGGGAGCAGATAAATCTTCGTCGTAATCTTTAATTCTAGCCATTGTTTTTCTTTTTAAAGAATATTAGGTAAATAGGAAATAAAGGTAATACTAACCAGATTGTAAGAAATAATAGGTGAGGTCTTAGCATCCTAATTTCTTGACATAACAGCTTGGTTAGAAATATAGAGGGGATTAGGCATATCCCATAGATTATGCCTAATATTATCCAAGTACTATTCATTAAGTTTTTCGATTAGTTTCTTAAGTTTCTTATCTAAGGTTATCACTTTCTCAAAGGTTTCATCATCCTTGTGTTTCCCGTTATCGTCTAACCATTTTTTGATTGCCTCTAAGGATTTCTTGGATTGATGGTATGCAACAAAGGCATTGTACTTCTGTTCATTCTCTGTAGTACAAGGTAGAATTATTGCATTACCTTTTCCATCTAATCGAGTAAATTGACCCTCTAGATTTGTTGTTCTAGTGATTATTACCTTGTTAGATAATATTGCAGTACCGTTCTTTTTATCGATAGATACTACGTTTGCCTTTTCCATTAGGGTTTTGTCTTGGTAAATTACCGAGTTACCCTCTTTGAGTTTTACTATTTCTTTTTTCATATAAATAATGTATTTATTTTCGTTATACAAATATACTATTTTATTTTTAAATATCAATCATTATTGAATAAATTCTGCAAATCTTCTGAGGTTATCCCATGCTGACGGTAGTAGTCGTATTCCCAAGGATTTAGAGGTTTGCAATTGACTGGGTATTCGTCCCTTAATTCGAAAGGCAGATAGCCAAGAAATTCTATACTGTTGTAATACCAAATCCTACCATCAGTAAATAAGAAATATTTCAGAGGTCTATCAATTGCCTTACTGAAATTACTTCCTATTAATCTGATATCCTTGTTGGCAATGTAAACATGATACTTATCAGTTATCAAATATACCTGGGTATTCCAAGGTTTCTTCGATTCATCTAGGGTTTTCCTAAACCAATCAACCATAATCTGTTGTTTCTTTTCCATAACCATAATTAAATTATTTATTCATTGATAAATAGAACTCGATATACCTACCTAAGAAAGGCTACAAGCAATACTTTATCTTCTTTAATGTAAACTCTAAGAATTTATATTATGGATAAACTTACTAACGAATTAATTGCCAAGGTTGCAAACAAGTTAAACCTTGAACCAGCTCTGTTAAAGACAGTAACTGTAGTAGAATGTGGTAATCGAGACGGATTTTTACCCTCTGGTAGACCTCAAATTCTCTTCGAGGGTCATGTAATGTGGAAATATTTGAAGATAAAACTCGATGGAGAAGGTAAAAGAACCTATTTATACGATCTAGCCAAGAGAAATCCATCCTTAGTTTATCAAAAATGGACCAAAGAATTCTACTTAGGAGGTGAAGGAGAGTGGAAAAGACTTGAAGCAGCTCGTAAAATTGATGAAAGATGTGCTAATTTGTCTACTTCTTGGGGATTGGGACAGATTATGGGCTTCAATTATCAGCTTTGTGGATGTCAATCAGTGGATGAAATGATCCAAAAGATGTCTGAATCTCATGAAATGCAGCTAGAAATGATGTACCATTTCCTCTATAACTCTGGTTTAGTGAAGCATTTGAAGGCAAAAGACTGGGATGCCTTCGCTAAAGGATATAATGGTCCTGGTTACAAAGATAATAACTACGACCAAAAGCTAAGAAATACCTATGAAAACTTTAAAGACAAGCTATGAAAGTAATCTACAACAACCTTATACCTTTCAAGGGATACAAAGCTATCAACATCTTTGGTTTAGTGTTTGTAAGAAAGGGGGCTAAGTTTACTGAGGTAGATTATAACCATGAACATATACATTCAAAGCAAATGGCTGAGATGTTATGGATATTTTTCTACCTTTGGTATGGAATCGAGTACTTAATCATCCTTTGTTTTGCTAAATGGAACAAGCAGAATGAAAGGTATCATGATGTAAGTTTTGAGGAAGAAGCTCATAATAATGATTCGAACCCGGATTATATTTCAACTAGGAAGCATTATGCTTGGTTCAAATACATAAAATTGAGAAGTTACAAGAAATGAAAGACTTAAAAGTACTGGGAGTATGTGGAGGGCAAGGAGCCCTCCTATTCCCTTTTAGAGATAAACTTATTGGAAATATAGAACCTCGTGGAGTATTCCATACCGGTAGAGAAGAACAGTGGAAAGCTAATTTCAAAGGCATACCTTTCTTAAAAGGGTACGAATTACCCGAAGATTGGCATCCAGATATCATATTATCTAGCCCTGATTGTGGTAGTTGCTCAGTAATGAGATTATCTAAATCTAAGACCCTAGGAGACCCTAAAAGTAATAAAAGTATACAACTAGTATTTCAAGCAATTCAATATTACGAACCTGCTCTCTTTCTTATAGAAAACCTACCAAGATTGCTATCCCTCATTTCTAAAGAAATGTTAACGGATTTCTTTAAGAACTATAAACTTATTTTTCACGAAAGAAGCGTTTCTGACTTCGGAAACTCCCAAGTATCAAGAAAAAGATTAGTAATTATCGGAGTTCATTTAGACAAGGGAAAAGAGTATTTGGATTCTTTTAATGAAGTATTCCAAGTAAATACTCCAAAACTTACTAGAGATTTACTAGTACAAGCCCCACAGGAAGCTTTAATTCCATTCTCTGATAAAGTTTTAGCCATGTATGATTATCGGAAATTACCTGAAAAGAAAAATCTTACAGTCAGACAAGTAAGACAACTTTGGACTCATGATTTCAAAGATGAAAAGAAATGGCCAATCAAAACTGCTAAGATGAGTACTCTCCCGGGAGTATATCGATTAGAAGATGATAAACCACCCTTAACACTTAGACCTTCTGATAGGCAATTTAGACCAGATGGGTATCCTTTGGGTATTTATGATTTCAAGGCAATTATGGGATTCCCTGAAAATTACCGAGTATTTATTCGGGGATTTGCAACTTGGGACTCTAAGACTTATCACTACTGGTTAAATAAGGCTAGGTATACCTTGAGTAAGGGGTCGGTATATGAAGTAGGATTATGGTTTAAGGCCTGTATATAATTATACTTGTATATATTTAAGTGGCCTAATACCTTCCCAATTCCCATCTTAACTTACCCATTAGGATATTCCTTCCTTCGGAAGGAAGGTATCTTTAGCTAAAGCTAAAGCTACTGTGCACGACGCGTTAAATTATATTATAAAAGAAGCCATACTCTTCGAGGTACCAAGTTTACTATGGAACATAAACAAACCTAAAACTCAAGAAATATGGAAAATTTGAAATTAACTCATGAAGAACGAAGAATACTTAAGTTAAATGGAATTCTTCCACAATCAATTGCTAAGCTGGTTAAGTCTAAAGTTATACGATTAGCTTTCAAATTAGGCAGTAGAATCTCAATGAGAGAATCTGAGAAATGTTATTTCATTGGAATCACTTTACCAAAATCTGAAAGCTTAGATCTGGAGTTATTTGAAGAACTGAAGAATAATGCTAATGAACTCAAAGAGATCATTCAAAAGTCTAAATTATGAAGAAGCTTAAGATTGCCATGGTAGTCCTTTTACTAGGATTTACTATTTACCTTTGCTTCAGGAATTACAAACTGAATCAACAACTCAGTATGTTACCTGATAAAGAGATCATTCAACATACTGATACAATTTATTTGAGAAAAGATTTCCTGCCAATTTCCTACGATAATTTACTTAACCCAAGTAGAATCCTTCTTTACAATTATCAGAATTGGGATAAGCCGCCTATTCATGCCGCTAATAAACCTGATTCTATAATCTCAGAGAAGGATTCTCTTGTTCAATTAGTAATCGATAAGAATCAACTTACATTGAGTTTCCTTAATCAAAATTCAGGAATTTATTCTAGTAGGTTATTCAATATCGACACTAATAACTACAAGTATTCTTGGTATAACGGAAAACTTACCACACAAGAAATCAAATCTAGAATAAGATTAGTTCCTTATGTTTATGGTAAGTACCGACCCTTTAACAATCTATGGGATTTAGGAACAGGAATTTCAATCGAGACTAAGAGATTTAATTACAAACTGGGGATAAACAGTTTTTATTACCCAAGATATTTCTCAGGTATCAAAACTGATTTAGAACTGGTAGTAACTTATAAATTTTAGATTCTATGGCAAAGAAGATACAGGAAACACCCACTAACCTTACAAGAGAAGAATTATCTAATCTATCTAGGGTTACAACGGATGTTTTCTTTTTCAGTCTTTTTTGTTATGTGATACATCCAGTGAGAGGAAAGGTTCGATTTGAATTATATCCGTATCAAAAAGCCGTACTATACCAATTTATACTCCAGAGATTCAATATCTTGTTAAAGTTCAGGCAAGCGGGTATTACAGAACTTATATCTATGTACTGCTTATGGCTGGCATCATACCATCCTAACAAGAAGATAAACATTATCTCCATTAAGGATACAACAGCTAAGAAGGTACTTAAGAAGATTAAGTTCATGTATAAGAATCTTCCATGGTATATGCAAACTCCGATCATTAACGGAAGAACTGGGGAATTTGGTTCTGCCTCTATGATTGAATTTGATAATGGTTCATTCATAGAATCCATTCCAACATCTTCCGAAGCTGGTCGTTCAGAATCTCTTTCTCTCCTGGTAATTGATGAGGCTGCAATCGTTCGGTGGGCTTCAGCTATTTGGGCAGCTGCCTTCCCTACGCTTTCCACCGGAGGTTCAGCCATCATCAATTCTACTCCATACGGTATGGGTAACTTTTACCATTCAACATGGGTAGATGCTATAGCTGGAGGTAATCCTTTTAATGCTATTCGATTATATTGGCAGATGCACCCAGAACGGGATCAATCTTGGTATGACCAGATGGCTTCTGCATTGGGTCCAAAAAGAACTGCTCAAGAAATCGATGGAGACTTTCTTTCTTCAGGTAATACAGTATTTGATATGGCAGATATCAAGGCTATCGAAGATTGCTTAAGTGATTATCCAGTTTTAAAATATCGTTTCAATCGTCAGTATAGACAATTCAACGAACCAGATCCAAATAAACAGTACTTTATCGGTGCAGACGTTGCAACAGGTAGAGGCTCAGACTATTCTTCTTTCACTTGTATGGACAAGCTGGGAGAAGAACAAGTTGTGTATAAGGGAAGAATGGCAGTAGATAAATATGCTAGGTTACTGGGAGATACTGGGCAATTATTTAATTTTGCTGTTATAGCTCCAGAATCTAACGACGTTGGATTAGCAGTAACTTCTGCTCTTCAATCAGAAGGTTATCCTAACCTATATTACTATCAAAAGCTTCTGAAAAAGAAGGGTAAGTCTAGACCAGAGGTTGATAAATCTCCCGGTTGGTTAACTACCCAAAAGAATCGTTCAGTAATTATAGAGGGTCTAGAACAAGATATCCGAGAAGAGAATATCATTGTGAAGGATCCTTTCTTTGTTCAAGAGGCTCCTACCTTTATATATGATGGTTTGGGTAGACCAGTAGCTATGGGTAAACACCGAAATAATACTTCTGCTGTAGATGTGGATTTGGAAGGAGATGTTTATTCTGATGATGATATATTTGGTAAAGCAATCTGTAATCACATACGAAAAGGAAAAACTAATGTAATAATACAACCGAAATGAAAATTCTTAAGTTTTTTGGATTCGATAGAAGGAATCGATCTCCAATACAAGAAAACAAGGCTAATCCTCCGAGTAAAAAAGAGGAGGTACCTATTTCACCCGGTAGAGTATCGGAACCGGATGATGAACCAGGTAACTTCATTTATACGTTGAAAGGCTTAACTCAGATGGTTACGCCTTCTTTTCGTGTTGAAGTGATTCAGCTTTTAAGGGATTTATATAAAGTGAATCCAGACGTTAACATAGCTTTACAAGATATGTTTAAGCTTGCTAATACTGGTCACAACATAACATTCCCTAATAATACCGATAAAGAAGCCGATAAGATGAGAGATCATCTTTCTAAGGTATCTTCCAAATGGTCTAACTATACGGCTGGTATGGATGGATTGGTAAACAAGATGATAGTTCAATTGATGATTAGTGGAGCTATCTCAGTAGAAGCTGTACCAAATGAAAAGCTTGAGGGTTTATCTACTATCTTATTTCTTAAACCAGACAGAATAGTATTCAAAAGGGAGAATAATGGTGTATACAGCCCATATCAAAGGAATACTCTTTGGAATGGTTCGAATAAGCAAGATTATATCAAACTTAATACAGAGACCTACTGTTATGTTGGTATGTATAATGATACCGATGAACCTTACGGAATACCTCCTTTCATGGCATCATTGGATTCATTAAAGGGTCAGCATGATATGAAAACCAATTTTAAACATATCATGGAAATCTGTGGTATGGTTGGTTTTCTAGAGGCTTTGATGGAAAAACCCCAACAGAAACCTAATGAAAATGTAGAAGCTTATACTAGAAGATTAAATAGGGAGCTAATACGTTTGAAACAGAATGTAAGGGAAGGTATGAAGGATGGAGTAGTAACTGGTTACATTGATGACCACCAGTTTAAACTGAACTCTACTTCAAAAGAGATGAGCAATATTGATAAACCCTGGAATATGAACCAGCAATCAGTTGCTAATGGTTTGGGAGTAAATGGCAACCTAATTGGAGTACAAGCTTCCATTGGAGAAGGAGCAACTGGTATTATGCTTTCTAAGCTTATAAGTCAGTTAAAGAATATCCAAATGATAGTTTCTTATGTTCTTAAGTTTATTTATGAACTAGAACTACGTCTGGCTGGCTTTGATTGTAAGGGAATATCCATTACTTGGGGATCATCCACTATCTCTGATGAGGTTAAAATCCAACAGGGTAGACAGTATAAGATTCAGAACCTTGACTTACTTTACAAGGCAGGTATCATTTCTCAATATCAATATGCTTGGGAAATGGGTTATGATTCTCCTTCAGAAGAAGAACCAAGAGTTTCATTGGAAGACCAATTTGCTAAGGGAGGTAATTCAGACCCACAAGAGGGTACTAAGAAGAAACAGAGACAGGACGATAAGAATCAATCCGCTCGTAGATCAAGAGATAAAAATAACCCGGCTCCTTCACGAGGAGATCAAAATACTAAATCAAGATGAGTAAACCGATTACTAAAAAGAACAGAGAACATTTAGATTCTTTAGTGATAGGTAGTGGTCATACTATAATGGCTGGGTATATCCCAACATCCATAGAACCACAAACCTTCTCGGAGAATTTTTATAAATGGGCTCAAACTTCTAAGGAGTCAGTCAGTCAATTTGGTTTTTGGGGAGGAGAAATAGATTATAATACCTATTATCCTGACTTGAAGCCAGAAGAACTTACTCCCAAAGATGAGGAGTTTATTGAACCAATGTTCAGATTATTATCTGCAACTATTGTGTCTAAGAACTGGAATCCTACCGATTTTGGTCAAAATGGAGTATTAAAAGCTTCTATGAGAATGCTCTTAGGACAAACAGTAAACTGTGACCATGAGACTAATATTGGTAATGCTATTGGAGCTGTATCAC